AAATTTCTTTAATTACCCATCTATCTTGGGTTAGCTTAAGCTCATCCGGGAAATGATTGCTGAAGATAATCACATGTGGTGGATTATCTATATACATCCCGGACTCATACTTACTGCTGAAGAAGCATCCGTTCTTGATCTCTTCAATGCCTTGATATGAGATATAGTTCAGGTCCTGCGTTCGAGGGCAGTCAAGGATCACGATGCGCGGTCCAACCCCCGTGTCCTTCTTGACGCCGACCATGCCGCACTTCATATCTGCCGCTTTGCCGGCCATGCAGATAGCCGCATACTTGGCACAGAGCAATTTCGTCAAAGCAGACTTGCCCTTGCCCCCCTCTTGATCCACATACCAGTAGATTTGTCGGTCGTGCGGGCGCCCGCTGATCAGGTCCATGATTTCCACTTGCCAGCCTGGCCGAGGCGTTATCAGGCGTAGCTCTTCCGCTATCTGCACCCCAAGGGCCGTGTAATCCCCGTCCTTGGCGCAGTACTTGGTCGCCTCTGCCCACGTGCCCTTCATCTTCTCCCAATGGATCCTCTTGATCCCTATTGCGGTGATAGGGCGTAAACGCTCCCGGAAGTGCACAGCCCCTTGTAGATGGGGCGTCCCAGAGGTGCCTACTTCCTTCCCAATAATCCATTTGTCTGCTAGGTCCGCGAACCTGCTCGCTAGCTGCAACTGCTCGGCATCAGTGTAATTATTGAGAGTGAAACAAGCGTATCTGAGTGGATTTCCTTGTCTTGGGGGAGGACTAGTATTACCCTCCCCCATGGCACTATCGGCACTATTGGATCCGTTACGCGCCGTAACCATTCGCTCAGTGCCGTCACGTGCATTTTCACCTCCCGTCACGATCTCGCAGAAATCTTCGGGCATCTCAGGGGGATTCGAACCCGAAGCATTTCCGTTGTGAATATTCATCCTTAGCAGGTGTGCCACTGTGATCTACCGTCACGCCTATAATGAATATGAGATGCTGTTACGGTCCTTCTTATAGCCGGCGAACTTTTGTTATATACAAGAAAAATTTAATGCTTATTATATTTTTTTTCATATAGCTGCTACTATCCTTGCCTACCCCCCTTCCTCCCACCCCCTTATTTATGGTTCTTTCTAGAAAGCAGAAGCAGGACCGTACCAAACGCCGTAACCTCGCAATCGCTAAGCGTCGCCGTGAAGAAGAACTCACTCGAATCGCCTCTGAACTCACCCGGCTCACTAAGAAAGCTGCACGCAAATATAATAAGCGCCGCGGTTTCAAGTAAATGGGAAAAGACGACCGATTTGGTCTTCCCTTTTTCGTGGGTGCAGCAGGTTTAGCCGCAAGAACAGGAAAAAAATATCTTTGGTCAGGAGATAAAGATAATCCGAAGTCCAAGAAAGCCAACAGAGACTATATGATGAGGACCCCTTATGGTCGCTCCGGACGTTTTCTCAAGAAGCGCCGTTCCAGGAAGAAGAAGAAGACTTCACGGCGTACGAAACAGACTAAGCGTTTGGCGCTTAAAGCTTCGCTGTCGCTGTGCGAACCTAAGATGTTGCGTTCTACCGAGCAATTTTGCACTATCGGTCATAATATCCCGCAATTCTTCACGGGTGGCCTCAACATCGGGATCATGACCAATGAGGAGACCGTTTGGCGTTCTGGCTTCTCGCTCCCTTTAGGCACTTTGCCTCGATGGACCACTCTCGTTGAAGATGTGATCACCCTCCCTTATACGGATGTTCCTATCGGAAATCTTGGAAGCAACCAATTGCCGATGGGTCGCTACGCCACGCAAACGCACCCAGTTACATCCAACCAGTCTGATATTCGCTTTGATACTTCCAATGAGGCCAAAAATCTCTATGGCCGCCTTGGATCGGAGATCTGTCCCTCGAAACTCGTCTACAAAATCGAGTTCAACGCTTCTCAAGCATTTGAACCCGCTGGTGTTTCCGCGAAATACGTCTGCTATTTGTTTCGCTACAAGGCCGAGAATATCTCTGGACACCCTGCGAATTCCCAGTTCACATCAAGCTCATCCGTTCAAGCTCGCGCCAATGCTCAGCCTCTCACTAATGTTGGCCGCAACGCGCACATTCAAGCCCGAGACTTCTTCAAGGGTCGTCAAGGAGAAGGCCAGGTCCCTTGGGGCCTTGATTCATCATCCGTCCCCCCGACATCTGCCAATACCGGCAATCCTGAAGTTAACACTCTCAGTGAGATTCAACTTGCCTGGGATGGCCGCGCGAGCAACAAGTTTTTCAAGGTCGTGGATAAGAAAGAGTTCTCATTTGATTATGCTCTTGCTTACTCTGAGTCCAGCCATAACCGGGCTCCCCAGCATTCAAGCACGATCTTCCTCTCTCATCATTTCAAGGCCGGCGATAAGGTTAAATATGGCCAGCAAGTCGAATCAATGGCAGTATCCGGTAGCGATACTCTTGCGGTTCAGGGCCCCAGCCTTATGCCTCGAGGCAACAATTATGGAGTCTGCATTATTGCTAATGCTTCAAAAACGGTCATCGAGGGCGCGGCCCCTGAGGTCTCCTATATGCAAAATTGGGAATGGGATGAAAATGAAGGCCAAGTGACCCCGGGTCGTCTTGCCTGCTATACCATTTCTAAGGCGCTGTATTATAAGGATCCATAGGCAACACAGTCCCATTCTGCGCATTGCCCATCTATCTATTCAACCAGCTCCCCTTTCAATAAATTTATCAAATTTCTTTAATTACCCATCTATCTTGGGTTAGCTTAAGCTCATCCGGGAAATGATTGCTGAAGATAATCACATGTGGTGGATTATCTAT